AAAACCTCCGCTTGTGTCCAAAAGGTGATCGTATATACCCGTCTTTGATTGCTCGTCCTTGGAGGTCAATAGTCCACTCCCTTAATTCGGTGAATTCATCCCACCAACTATTGATATAGTTCTGGGCCTCTGTCTCGTCCATATGATACATCTGTGCGAATGCTTTAGCACCTTGTCCGTATGTCACACCGAAGTTAATATTCTTCGATTTCACGTATTGTTCGTAGGTGTATTCTTCTCCATAGAACGCTGCTGCTCTTTCTTTATGCAACGATCTACTAGAGTCCCTATAGATAGCGAGTAGATTAGCGTCGCCAGATAGCTTAGCACAAGTGCGTAGCTCAGCTTGTGAGTAATCCGCGCTAACGATAACACACCCATCAGAAGCAGTAAAGAGAGTACGAATACCTGGAATTTCAGCATAACCTTCTCTGGCGATATTTTGTAGATTAGGGTCATTACTACTAGAACGGCCAGAGACGGTTCCACAAGGATTAAAACGACAGTAGAGTTTGCCATCACGCTTTGTCCTTATCGCTAGACCTTCGAGATAGTTCCCACGAAGTTTAATGATCTTCGCGTATTGTGCATGTGCTTCCGCGAATCGCAGTAACTTCTCTTTGTGTCCTATCTTACAAGTTGTACGACCCTCAAGTATCTCTTCACGTATCTCTTTGCCTGTAGATCGTGCAAACTTCTTCTTACCCATATCACGCAGCTTATGCTTAAGCCCATTGTCGTCGTAATACACCACAGAGAGTTGCTTAGGTGAATTAGGATTAAGCAGCGCATGACCACTTACTTCGCGTAAGTGATTTGTTAGGTTAATCGTCGCCGGTATTGCTGCACGATCATTGATGTTACATGCTTCCTCAATGTCGTAGTTAAAGCCATTAAGCTCTACAGTCGTAAACCTTTCACTGGCGTAGAGCAAACGTTCGTAGAGTGTTCTAACCTCGCCGCCTCTATCTGTGTCCAGTTTGGGATCAAGAAGATCATAAAGCTGAACTGTTCCGGCTGTGTCCCAACCGTTGTATTTGTAGAGTTCACGTTCACTACTTATCTTTTCCTGTGGGGTTTTTCCAAAGAACTCCCCGGTTTTCTTAAATGATTTAACTGATGCTGGCTCATAGTCGGGCCATGCAAAACGTGTACTGAGTAGATACTCTAAGGAATGATACCCAGGTCTTTCATCCAAAGCGTAGGACTGTAAGAATGTATCTTCATCAACTCGTCCACCGATTCCCGACAATCGAAGTACCTTGGTGTCAGCTTTACCGTTGTGCCAAACGAATCGGATATCAGTTCGCTCATAAAAAGATTTGAGCAATCCTCTGGATTCAGTTCCCTCAGCAATTCCTTCTCTACCGAAGACAACAGACTTACGACCGTCTTTAGAAAATCCTGCACACGTAATCTCGTTATTGGTAGATCGCCACTCAAGGTCGGAACCGATAAGATCAAACTTGGTGTTGTTCCATCTTTCAAGAACAGCTGATACTCTAGCTGGCTCATTTATAATCTCCACATCAGGGAATACTGCTGGCGGTGGTGGATCAAATGCACGTCTAAAGTCATCCACCATATCCGGGTAACTGTCTGCATCACGTATTACAAGCGCGGGATTTGTTGTTGCGATAACTCGTTGTCTAATTCCCGACACAGAAGATCGGTAATGTACATACGGTCTTGCAGAAGATACTGCTCTATACTTGGTGAGTCGAGTAATTGCTTCAACCCCTGCTGCGAGTACAAGTTCACAATTTGCGATTTCCGATTCCAAGCGAGCCGAACACGCTTGTATCGCCTCAGTAGGTGGATCATCAGTCTGGCAGAGTACCACATTTGTAGTAATGACTTCATTTCGCTCCACTCCATAGAGAGCTAGTAAATGCTCTAGAACAGGTTTCGTACCATTAGGGTTAGCAAATGGTTTGCCAGCCATTGCATCGTACTTACCGGGCGATCTACTTACGAAAGCTATCCTACTCTCTGGATTGCCATTAGTGGGCGCACATTTAGCCCCCTGCAAAGGGCATTTTTCACACTCAGCTAGGGGATGCTTACGTTCTATAGTATTTCTCCGTGAGGACCAAGCAACCTCTTATCTGGAGTTGCGATCTTCTGCTTGATAAACGCAGCCTTAACAGCATCTTCGTTGTTAGCACGCATTTCCTGCATTGCTTCAAGCTTATTAGCGCGGAACTTTTCATCAAGTTCGTCAAGAGTACAGATACCAGCTTCAATGAGAAACTCCTGCATAGTAGCTAGACGGATTCTCTCATCAAAAATGTTAACCTGGATACCATTCACTTGACCTGCAATACACGTAGGAACTCCGTGAAATGACATACCAATACGTGCCCAAGCTCTAGCCTCATTCATTAGCAGAACTTCGGATTCACCAGGCATCCAAGAGTCACAAGACTCATCACAGTATGGAGCATGTGTTACATCTTGGCTACACGCGAAAACTACTGGACGATCAGTTTCACTCCACTTAATGTCAGCAGGAATATTACTGTCGCTATTCCCATTACTGTTCTTAAACGTACCAGGCACCTTCGACATTAGAATTCCACCGCCTTTATCAAGAGTCCACGACCTTTCTTAGTAATCTCAGCAAGTCCTCTGTCTGCGAGAGTATCGCGTACCTCACGCATCTCTTTAGAGGACATATGGAACCGTTGCATTAACTGAGATTGTGTCACACCTTCGGTATGCGAACGGATAAACTCAAGAGTACGATCAAGCGTTTTCTCAGAAGAAGATTTACCCGCCGCAGTTACTAAGTCAAGTGAGTATTGACCCCACTTCTGAATGTAATACGCTGCTTGCTTTAGATCATCAATATCAACTTCCAACGTATTAGCATCTGTGGCGGGTTTGCGAGAGGCTGCGATCAACATACTCATCTTTAACATCGTGAAGGCCATACGAGATAACGTAGGTAGCGCAACAGTCTGCCAGGGTGATTCAAAAGCGACAAGTTGCATCTGTTCTTCTTTGTCTCCGAAGAAATCCCATGCCTCGTTAGTTAAATGAGCTTCGACGACACCATCTATATAAGTTTTTTGCGTACCAATCGTGATAGGAACCTGTACTGAGTACCGTTCCTTTAAGTCAGCTAATCGTGTAACGAGATCATCCTTCTTACTCGATGATATACTGGTCGGAGGTCCTGTCCTTCTAATGCGGCTGATATCGTTTTCACTCGATACAATGATAAACCGCGGGAGAAAACCAGATAGTATGTAATCGTCATTGATAAGGTTATAAACTTTGTCTCTAATCCCTCCGCCAAAGAATATGAAGTAAGGTTCTGTGACAGTAATTGTTTCTTTTCTAAGGAGTCTCGATAATACTTTCGGTACGTCGTACAACTGAGTAAGTGTTTCGGGAAAACCGGCGAGATAATCCTTTCTGTTGATACTGTCAAAGAAACCGGAGACTTCATCCTTGTAAAATATCGAAACACGTTTCGGCCTTCCACTTAGTCCCGACAGTAATCCTTCCGCACTACCGTCTGTAGCTAAAATCAACTCGGGGTCTAAGTCAGTAATCAAGTCTGTAGCCATACGCATTGAAGTCGTCTTACGAGATAGCGTAGACTCTCCTAATACAAGCGCCCACAGGTTAGGACGAAAGTTGTCGTCATAAGGCAGTTTGAGATTAAGCCCGTTACTGATGCAAGCCGAAAGAGCGATGAAGCAGCTAACTTCGTGATACTGCTCTGGCGCGTCAGTAGCAATCTTCGCCCATTCCTTGTATTCAGCTACAAAAGAATCTTCGTCTACTTCATCTGGATCAACAAGCTGTGGCATACGTAACTTGTGAGTCGTGTTAGATGCATTGAATGATGCCTGCTTTAATTTAGCCTTCTGTACCTCCTTCCACATATAGTCGATTGGTCTGTTATCGCGTGCATACTTGTTACACTTTGAATTGACACCTACTACGAAAGTCTCTTCATCCGTCATACCCATCTCAATGCAAATGTTGAGCAATCTCCATAACCTACCAGACCAATCGTCTGTCTCATGCGGCTCTGTCTCAAATAAGGTCTTAAAGACTTTACCGTTACTGCTCGTTGGATCGCTTATCTCACGCTTGTATGAGTAGAGGACGTGCTCTATTTCTGGCAATTCTTCCGGTAATTCCTCTACTACGATAGAGCCATTAGTAGGAGCAATAGGCTCAGGAAGCGCATTGAAGTAATCTGCATCCTGGTGAGTACCGAGAATACGCAACAACTTGACTGGCGCAGGTTCTTCATACTTAAAGTTCTGAGTGAACGGAACACGGAGCAACTGCTCTAAGTCCCAACCACTCTTATCTGCACCAATATGGTACGCTAGTTTACGTGAATAGTCCTGTGCTATGTCTGGTGGAATAGCGTCCTTAAGTTGCCAGATAGCCTGGTAACGTGCAGGACTTGATTCGATGATTATCGACGGTATTGGCTCTAACTCAAAAGGTACAACAAAGTCTAAGTCTGACCAGATAATTGTACCAGCTACCGCGTAGTCGCGTTTACGCTCTGGTCTATCGAACAACGTGACTCCGAACCAGACGTTATACTTAGGTGCTTGTTCTTCGATAAAATGTCCGAGTTCCATGCGTTGACTAGGCCAACTAAACCAGTGTTGTTTGAACATGGATTTAGAGGCATTACCCGTAGCAATACAAAGTTGACCCTTCTCGCCACCGAAAAGAAAGTCGAAGAATTGTAATCTCAGAGTAAGCGTGCTGCTACTTGTAGCGGACATCAATCCAATCTAATGGACCTGCGGTGGACTCTATGTATAATTCATAATCTTCGTTGAAACAAGTATCACACCAACCGAAGTTGATGACATATTCATTCCAATCAATCGACGAATTACATTTGCTGCAATTCGTTCTTACTGTTTCCATAATGCCGGTGGTCGGACTCGAACCGACAAGACCTTACGGTCGGCAAGTTTTAAGCCTGCTGTGTATACCAATTCCACCACACCGGCAACCTTTTAATTACTCAGACCAACTACCAGTTCCACCCATAATTCCGTTAGTAGTAGAGACAGAACCAGCTTCAAAATTACCGAGCAGATTGGAGTCGCTATCGAAGAAGAGGACACTAGTATATACAGAGGTCATGTTGCACTCAAAGCTCACAGTGTTAGCCAAGAGGCTATCAAGATCATCTGTGTAAACGTCGCCGATTAATGCTCCACCACCAGGAGTTGAAACACCACCACCTGATCCATTAAACGAATCTTCGGTGTCGTCAATATCAACCTGAACCTGGAAGTAGAAGATCATGCTTACAACCGCACCATGAGCCGGATAGCTCTCTGTATCGTCTGCTGTAAGCTGAGCTACAATTTCATCCAGCTTATCATCTTCAAGTTTATTCTTGAAATGCTTGACGAAATCATCTGCAACTGCTGATCCATGCTCTGTCAAGATGTTCCTTCTTTAGAAGGGATATAATGGTAGTTAACCTACCTGAGTAGTCTAGAACTACTACAACCATCCGCCTCTTTCGGACTCAAGTTTCCGCCCTGTACTAAGGCTTACGTCTACATGAAATCCCGACTCGGTTAACTACCATACCGTAATTGCTGCCCCAACAATTACCTAGTTAGGCCCAGGGGTGTGTCCTATCCCTAACCGCCCCACTTACTACTTACGACGCTAGATTAACTCTAACGAAGTTGTGCGGGAACGGACGAATACGCAATCCGTTCATCGGATTAGGCTTAACCCTTAAGCCATTCATCGGATGAGGAACTACGCGAAGCCCGTTCATGGGATTAGGCTTAACTGCTAACGCTGCCGTAGCAAACAACATTGCGCTAACAGCAACCAGAACAACGAGAACTACTAATCTCGTCATCTTTACTCCCTCCCTGCTTAGTTAGAGAACTCCATCGCTACCAAGAGCCGCACCAACAGTACCGCGAGGCTTGATAGACGTGATTTCGTTCTGTGCTGCATAATCGCCCTTTGCAGGACGAATCTTAACATTGACCTTAACTTCCTTACCGAGCCAATCACTCGGATCGGGAGTAAACGAACCAGACATAATCTCTGACTGATCGTATCCCATTGCAACGAGGAAGTTAACGAAGATGCCAAGCGACTTCTTCCGCTTCTCCGCATCATACGTTGTAGGCGGAATGTAGAACCGCTTGAACAAGACACGGTTATCGTACTTTCCACCATCTACACGAAACTGAATGTTCCATCCCGGAGTACCAGGAGGCAACTTACCATCCTCTTTGTCCTCGGGGATTTCAACAGCAGTTACATCGTGAATGTGTACGTCGTATGCAGCAGGCGGAAGAGGCTCAAAGTCACCGGCGCTTGTATCAGCGTCAGCGAGATTAAGTGTTCCAAGGTCCTCGATTCCCATATGAGTATAGCTCCTTATGGTTTAACTGTAGGTGTAGATACGGCTGCTTCCAGTTCGGAAGAGATAGTGCGATCAATTGTCGCACCTGCCTTGAAGATAATGTCCCATATCTCAGGGATAGTGGGATTATCTAAGGTTGCGGGTAGAGCCTTAGTTCTATCCTTAGCCATCACCCTCTCTGTCTTTGCAAATTGCATTGTCCTTACGGTTTCCCCATTCTTAGTAATGGGCCGTAAGTACCCTACAATGTCGAAGAAGCCAGGAACCTGTCCACCTAATTGTCCCGGTAACATTGGCCCGATAGTTACTATACCAGTTCTATCGTCTTTCTTCTCCGTCATCAAAGTTGTAACGACAACGTGACACGGTAAGTCTTTAAGATAGCGCAAGACTTCTTTAACCCTGCTGCCTGACTTACCCCATTCTCTAGGACTAGGAACATAAAGGTCTGTTGTCTCTGGCTTCTTGTTGAATTGATCTTGCATCACTTCTGTCATATCAATCTCTCTAAGTTCAGTCAGAGAATCCAAACCAAAGAGTTTGTAATATTTCGGGTTCTTGTGCAGAATGTCTGCAATCTCCTGAACGCTGCCTTCGCCTAACATCTTGCGTGACTGTTTAACGTCAATCTGAGGTTTATCGTTCAGTACCGTACTACCACCTTCAATGTCCAGCAAAAACGCAGGA